CGGCTGTGCGCGAAACCATTCCAGCAATGCTGGGTAGCTTGGTTTGTCGGGGTGCATTAATTCGAGTGTAAGCTTCCAGCGCTCCCAGCGTTTGCGCGTCATGGTCTCTCCATATTCTGCACAGCACCACCAACTGCCTCGGCATCGGGCAAGGCGGCTGGCGCTTGTTGCTCAAAACTGCATCAGCACTCGCCCGGTGCAGTCGTCCACGATCAACGTCCACCCAGCCTCCTGCCGGGTGTGGGCTCCAGCCAAGGCCAAGCGCGGCGCCCGGTCGAGTTCCGGTGTAGAGACACAGGAGGATGAGCCTCGCCACATGCCGCCGCTGATTGCCATGAAGGCACGCCCCGACAAGTCGAGCGGCTTCGGCTCGGGTGAGCCAGCGGTCTTTCGGCTGCGGCGGCGCGGGCAGAGATACGGGAGGCGCCTTGTCGATGACGCATTCCTTGTGGGCGTAGTGCAGGGCGGCGCTGAGCGTGCCAAGTTCTCGTCGCAGAGTGCCGTCAGACACGTCTCTAACGCGCGCGTAATCCCGGCACGCTTTTGCCGTGACAAAGTGAACATGCTTGTCTCCCCAAAAAGGAAGCAGGGCCTTTATGGCCCAGCCTATGCGCGCCGGATCGGCCTTGTGCGGGGCGGCTTCGCTGGCATAGAGCGCGAGCACGTCGGACAGTAAGATCCGTTCTGTCCCGCCATCCGGTCGCACCCATCGCTCTTGCAGATACCGGGCAAAGGCTGCGTCAGCCTCTCGGCGATGCGCAGCGCCGCATCCGGTCCCGATCTCCTTGTCTCCGTCGCGGATGACCCACTGGTCGGGGCGGCCGACGCGGCGCCGGAGATAGAGCCTTGCGTCCTTCCTTGGTCGTGGCATGTGAGCGCGTCCAGCATTGCATGAGTGCAGTAATGCTTATTGCAAATGCTCAACGGCTCCAACCCCGCCGCGCGCAGCGCCCGTCTGAGCCCGCGCAACGTGATCCCGCCGCCGGGGCGGAGATATTCCGCCCCTTCTTGCAGCGTCAGGATCGGCGGCAACCTCATTCACCATCCTCCATTTCGTCGTTCGCCACTTCATCAACGGCGATCTCGTCCGGCGCCAGCCTGGGCATCAGGGTGTCGGGCATCCACGCCTTTACCCTGTCCGCCGCGTCCGCGCGCACCTTGTCGCCGTAGTGCGCCGTGAGGTTGGCGACCACGGTCTTGGTGTCCGCGAACAGCTCGGCCAGCATCACCACCTTCTCGGCCTTGGTCTGCTTGGGGTTGATGGTGTTGAGCGGAAGCCCGGTGGTCTGCTCGTAGATGTCGCTCAGCATCGACGCCTTCATCCGCTTGAACAGAGCCTCGCCCGGCGTCCAGTGATCCCGCATCCTGAAGCCAAGCGCTTCGCGAAGCGGGCCATAGTGGCGCCTGTTGTAGCGCGAGAGGCCGGTGGCGACGCCATGGGCCAGCACGGCGTTGCGGCCCCGCTTGTCCGCCATCATCGCCGTCAGCCCGTCTCCCTCGGCCTCTGGCAAGGCCGGGAGATCGACGCCGAACGGGCCGCAGCGCATCATGCTCCCGCTTTCGGTCTCGCGCTGGGTCATGCACACCTCGCCCGTCTTGGTGTGCCACTCCATCAGCCGGTCGCCCTGGAGCGTCGCCGCCAGCACCGCCAGCGCCAGCTCGGGCTTGCGCATCAACGCCTTCTGCATGAGCAAGACCTCAAGCCCCTCAAGGTCCATCATCAGGCTTGACGACATGCCGGTCTCGGCGTCGGCATCGCTCTCGGCGGCTGGCTGGCGATCAGCCTTGACCACGCCAAGTTCGACGGCGCGCGCATAGTCCTCTTTGGCGAGAACGCCACGGCGCACCATCAGTTCACCGTAAGCGTCGAGCATGACGACAGCGCCCGACACCGCCATCTGGTCGTCGCTCCAAAGCATGGATTCTTGCAGAATGCAAAGCCGATCCAGTTCATCAGCGTCGGCGTCGGACAGGCCGCCCTCGTCCGCCTCCGAGGACAGTTCTTCAAGCCGCTCGGCATCCTCATCGGAAATCTCAGGCTCGGCGCCATGAAGCTGCTTAAACTCGGCGGGCGTTTCGTGCGAGACCCATGACCAGCCTTCTCTCGAAACCCTGTCAGCGACGCCGCCCAGCCTCTTCGCCGTTAGTTCCTCAAGCAGCGCCGGGCTGTCGATCATCACGATGTCGGAGAACAGGTCGCTTGTGTAAACGCCGCCCGCCGCAGCATAGGCGTCAAGCCCGCCGATAAACGTGATCTTGTTCATCTGGTCTCTGGTGCAGGCGGTTTTTGCCATGGCCGCCCGGATGCGCGCCGGTGCCGCCTTCCATGGATCGGAAATGCACAGCGCAAGGTGCGCCGTCTGGTCGGTCAGGGCGCCCAGCGAAAACGCGCGCGCCTGATCGAGCGTCAGCTTGTCCTGTCTGAACGCATCCCGAACGCAGGGGGCGAGCGACTGGAGCGCGGTGATCTTTGTCACCTCGACTTCGGTCACGCAGAACGCAGCCGCGATCTGGCGATCGGTCATGCCGTTCAAGCGCCGCGCCAGATAGGCGTCGCACTTCTCCAGCGGGTGCATCCCAAGCCGGGCTTCGTTCTCAGCGATGGCCGCCGTCACCGCGTCCGCGATGTTGTCATAGACCATCACGTTCACGAGGTTGTCAGCGCCGATCTGCTTCATCGCCTGGAGCCGGCGCCCGCCGCCGACAACTTCGATCATGCCGGTGTTGGCGTTCCGCACGCCGATCAGGTTTTGCAGAAGTCCGATCTGCCTGATGCTCTCGGCCAGCGCCTCGATCTCGCCGTCTTTCGGCGGCTGTGTCCGGGGGTTCTGGCTGCTCAGGGTGAGCTGGCTGATGTTGAACGAGTGCAGCATTGCATGGTTTCCTTTGTGTTAAAATGCAGCAAGCAGGGCAGGCTTACACCTGCCCCGCCGCGCCCTGCTCAGAAGGTGGCCTTTTCCTTGGCGTCTTCGGCGGCCTTCACCCGCGCCTGCTTCCAGCAGAACGGCTCTCCCGTGCTGATGTTTATCGTGCCGCCGAAACGCAGGACAACATCGACTAGCGCGGCGACGTCATCCTTTTGGTGGCGGGTCCAGTCGCCCCGCTCCGTATAGGTGCCGCGCATCGAAGCCCAGATGGCTCCCGCCGCGTCCTTGTAGATTGCAATGTCCATGGTTCTCTCCTTTCGAGAGGGGGCAGGGGGGGGTAGCGAGAAGCTGCGTCTGCGCAGGTTACTCGGCGGCGTATTCGGCTTCCGCCATCTTCACTTCATGGCGAATGCGTTCGATCCGGTCGGCGTCGTGCTCGGCGCTGACCTTGGCGTTGATGCTGGAGTCGATGCCGGTCTGAAGCTTCTCGCTGAACTTGTTCAGGAGAGCCGTGTCCCGGTCCCTCGCGTCGAGGTCGATCATCCGGATTGTGATGCCCATGAAAAGCATCATCGAAAAGCGGATCAGGTCGTTCTGCGCGTAAACATCCTGCCGTTTGAACCGGCTTTCGGCGGGGCTGTAGCCGTCGCTGCTGATGGCGGTGAACACGCCGGTGTCGGGGGCGTCGGCGTTCTCGCGAACGCGGCGCTCGATGTAGAGGGTGGTGGTCATGATGGCGTCCCTTGCTGGCGTGATGATGAAGAAGGGGATACGCGCCCTTGTCCGCGCCGGTTGCCGGAAGTCAGGCGCTTTTCAGCGCCTCAGCCATGGCCCACAGGCCGCGGTTGATTGCCGTCAGGCCGTCGATGTTGCGCACCGGCCCCGCCTGCCGACGGGAGACGGCTCGGCCCTCCTTGTTGAGCGAATACTTGGTGAAGCCGCCGCGCACCGTGTTCTCCTGCACGCGGTTGAACACGGTCCAGAGATCCTGTCGCCTGTCCTCCGTGCGGCGCGGCCGGAGCAAGCTGTCGGGGACCACCTCGTTGGTGGTCACGGTCTCGTCGTAGCGCAACGCCGTCGCGCCGATGGCGAACGCGCGGGCCTGATGGTCGGTGAGCACCTTCTCCTGCATCTCGCCCATGCTGCTCTCGATGGCCTTGTGCTGGTCGATCACGGTGTAGGCGCCCTCGATCACTTTCTCCGTGACCTTGCCGGTGTGGCCCACTCTCACGTCCTGATACATCGTGCCGGCGATCAGCCCATTCAGGCAGATGAGCCGAAACACGCCCGACATGAGGCGGTAGGCCGACGTGCCGTCATGGCTGTTGAGCATGACCAGTTCGTGAATGTTGTCGCCGACATGCGCCGCGTCCTTGTCTCATGCTTCGTGCCGGAACCGGATCAGGTGCTTGGTGAAGTCCGCCTTGCCTTCGATGCGGCTCTTGCCCTGAGCGGCATGGTAGGGCGTGAACCCTTCTTGCCGCAGCCCGGCAATCACAGCGCTCGTCGGGATCATCGCATAACGGTCGCTCCGGCTCTCGTGCGGAGCCTCGGCGAAGATGGACGGCGCCATGCGAAACAGGTCGTCGTCGGTGAGCGGCTTGTAGCTGGCGACGGAGCCATTGTAGGCCCGCGCCGGGTTCATGTGGTAGCCCATGTTCACTTCTCCTTGGTTGGGTTGGCAGTTCATGTGCGCAGAATGCCGCCCGCAGGCCAAACATAAATGCGCGCGGTGGTGGTCTCGATGCAGACAAGGCTGCTCTCGGGGATCGGGCTTACTCGCCGGAGAAAGTTAACCCAACGCATCCCTTTGGGTTCAGCATAGAACACTTCTTCGATGGCGTTCTGCTGTTGTTGTGGCAGTGCGGTAATGTCCATCACCCGAGCTCCCATACGATAGCCATCTTGCCGCTTGAGTTAGCGCGGCGCTTGCCTGTGTCGGAAATGCCGCGCTGAACCGAGAGTTCGGTCATGCGCGGCCGGACCGCCAGCACGGTCGCGCCAATTCGGCTGGCGATCTCGTCGGCAGTGCCGTCGCCCTCGTTGCGAAGGCTGTCGAGGATGCGCCAGTGAAGCGTCGGCGCGCGTGGCTTCATCGTTCTGGCCGCAGCCTTGGATGTGCCGCTCCGCTTGTAGCCGGGCGTGCGCGGATACATCACGCAGCCTCCGCGATATGGGCGGCTATCATGGCGACGCCGGTGCGCATGGCGAGCACCACGTCCTTCATCGTGAGCCGCTGGGCGCCTTCGTAGTGCCAGGTGCCCGGCGGCTCCTCGCGATACAGCGTGACGCGGTGGACGCCGTTGTCTGTGCGCATTGTGCAGATGCAGCCTGTATCCGCGTCGTGCGCAACGATCGGTCCCGAAAGGACTACCGTCCACCAATCAAAGGTGGTCTGTTTGATGTGGTCCATCGTGGTCTCCTGTGTGTGTGTGTGCAGTAATGCAGATATTGCAGCATATGTCAAACGACATTGTGCAGCATTGCATCACCGCGAGCTAACTTAAACCCAAGGTCGCCCCCCCCCCCCCCCCCCCCCCCCCCGCTGGCGCCTGGTGTCAGCGGCTTGGCGGTGCCGCTGGCGCTACGTTTCGGTGGCTTGGCGGTGCTGCTGGCGCTACCTGTCCAGCCCCGCGCCCTCGCCGTCCTCAAGCGCCAACAGCAGTAGGTCGAGTTCTTCGTCCTCGATGCTTGCCAGCAACAGTTCCGTGTCGAGCGTGTCGAGCATGGCGGTCTCCTGTGTGTGCGAGCGACATAGCCGCCCGGCCCGCCGCTCGAGGGTGATGGTAAAAGCGTGATGCAGTGAGAGCGGGGGGTCGGGGGGCGCAGCCCCCCGCGATTTTTTTCGGGCGGGTCGGTCCATCCTGGGCGGACGTCCACGCAAGCGAAAGCCGCGCTCCCGTGTCTGGGCGCGCGGCTTGTGGCGGTGATGGCGCCCGGTCTGGTGTGACCGGGCGGGGATTGTCAGGCGGTCTTGCGTCCAGCCATCCGGGCGGCGCGCCGGGCGTCAGCAGCTTTGCGGGCGGTCGCGGAAAGGGCGGGCGCCGTTGTCTTGGCCTTGGCCCTCTGGTCGTAGGGGGTCCACTTCGTTTCAGTTCCGGCGGCGGCGTCCAGGTAGATCGACTCCAAGTCGTGGATCAGCGCTTGGGCGGCGGCGATGATCGCGTCAACGCTGTCGGCTTCGTCACAGAGCCGGTCGTAGTACCCGGCGCTCGCGTCCGACCAGTCGGACACGTCTTTGCCCCTTTCCTCGTCTTCCTTTTGGGCGATCTTTCCCGCCACTTCTGCGGCCTGCTGATGCAAGCTATACCGGTTGACGAGGACCCCCGCCCGGTCGTGGTAGCCGTGCAACGCTTGGTGCAGCGCTGAAATCATGTTGTCGGCGGCCATCATTGCCGTCCTGGACGTGAAACGCCGATCCTCGCCTTTGGTCGCGCCGTCGATCATCGGCGGCCAGCTGCCGTCGGCGTTGCGGTCGAGCGCATTATTGCGCCGTTCCACATCCGCCGCGATCGCGTCGGCAAAGGCGAGGATCGTGTTGGTGTTGGTGTGCTTGGTCATTGGTTCTCTCCGTTTGGTTGGTTGATTTTGGTGGTGTTGCTAGTCGCGAGCGCGATTTGCGCAGTTAATCTGCGGCGTATTCTTCATTCGCCTCCTTAACGTATTGGCGGAGGCGGGCTTTCCAGCCTGCGTCGTACTCGGCTTTGACCTTGGCGGTCTCGGCGGCCGTCTCTCGCTCCTGCTTGAAGCAAAACGGCTCGCCTGCGCTGATATTCAGCGTGCCGCCGAAACGCAGCACAACGTCAACCATCGCGGCTAGGTCGTCCTTGCTGCGGCGGGTCCAGTCATCCCGCTCAGCATAGCGGCCGCGCGTCGATATCCAGAGGTTGCCGGACTCGTTGTCGTTGAAAACCGCAATATTCATTTTCGTTCTCCTTTTGTGTTCAGATTTCGGAATTGGTGGCGCCGGTCGCCAGCGCGATCAGCTCGTTGATGTCAAAGCTGGTCTTAACCGGATAGCTCGCGCTGGCGGCGGTCCAGTTCATATCCTCGACGTAATCGAGTCCGTAGGTCATCTTGTAGAAGTCATTCATGTCTTCCTCCTTGGTTGCATCAGGTAGCAATAACAATATGCACTATTGCAGCAGTTGATACAAGCATTTCTTGCAGTGATGCAGAAGAAAGATGCGCTCCTCTTTCTTTTCTTCCTCCTTGTTCATAGCATCTTCTTGGGGGTGCAGGGGGCCTCTTGCCGGCCCCTTGCTGGGGTAGCTAGGGCGCCAGCCCGACGCGAGGGGCAAAGCCCCTGCAGGGGGGGTAGGGGGCGTGCCGCCCCCTCTGCGGGGTATGGGGGTGCAGCCCCCATCTCATGGGGGTCTGAGGGGGGGTCAGCCCCCCGTTAAAGGTCGCTCAAGCGAGCTTTAAGCCGCTTGCGGCCCTCTTGCCCGGTCGATCACCTTGCGCATCCGTGCGTGTCGGTGAGCGACATTCGCATCACGTCCTTCTTCATCCGCCCCAACCTCCTATCCATAGTTTCATCATACAACCGCAGCGGCCACGGACGGGGGCGAACCGCAAGTAGCCCAGCGAAGCGGCTGCTTGCCGAGCGTAGCGAGGGAACGGGTCGCTCCCGTCTGTGGCAGCAAGTTATGTTTTCCCATTCATTGCTCGTTCTTCCTGTTCGGCTCCCATGGCATGGCGCTGTCTTGTGTCCGGGATGCAGGCCCGAACTGAGCAGACTGCCCCTTGGGGCAGGCTCTATCGCAGCCCGGCCATGCGCTGTCTTGCGATAGGGATGCAGGCCCGAATGGGGCGAGACTGCCTCTTGGGGCAGGCTCGATCCTGCAAGCCCCCAACGGCGCCGGTATGCGCGCCAGATCAGCCCGCATGTCCTGTGAATGATGGAGCGGGGCTTGCAGGACCGCAGCCCGGCCATCGCCCAGCCATCGCGAACAGTTATGGCAATGCGCCATTGCATCACAGGCAACCCCCCCCAAGCACAGAGGGGGGGCCCCCCAAGCACGTTGGGGGGGGGGGGCCAAGCCATTGAGAGCATTGGGCTATAAAAAACGCTTGACAACGATACAGACCAAGATGCTAACAAGGGGGGCAGGGGGGATCGCCTTCTTCGGTTGATGCAAGGGACAGGTAAGTGGCTGAGAAGAAAGAGGTTGCAGCCAGAAAACCTCGGAAGCCACAGCCCCCAATGCGTAAGGATGAGGAAGGCCTGACGCATAATCAGCGACGCCTCGTGAACGCAATGCTGTCAGGGGCGAAGAACCTGATGGTCGCTGCAAAGACCGCAGGTTATGCAGACCACGCAACGGCTTATAAGGCTTGGGACTTGCCTCATGTGCAGGCGGCTTTTATAAACGCCGCTCGGCTTGAACTATTGAAGGACGTTGGCCCGGCATTAGTTGCGCGCCGTGCTTTGCTTGAGCACCAGTCGGGCTACGTTCGTCTTGAGACGGCCAAGGATGTTCTTGACCGTGCTGGTCTTGGTGTTCCGAAGGGCGAGGCTGTAGCGGCGCAGGTGAACATACAGATTAACTTGGGCGACTAGGCTTCTTTTCGCAGCATGTGCACTTGTGGCAGGTAGGGGGGCGGAAGTTCTTGGCTGTGATGGTTGGGTGAGGACCGCCTCGCGGTAAAAAGCCTCCCAAAGCTCGTTACCCTCTCGCGGGAAAAAGCCTTCCAGGGCTCGCTCAGGATTTGCTCGCTTTTCTCTGTGCAATAATGCAGTGTCTGGCTGGACGACGTGGTTGGAGGCTACATGGCTCAGGATCAGGCATACATTGAGGTTGGCGCGAGCTGGGTTCAGCTTACGAACGCCGACGCGACGGCTGTGACGCTCCAGTGTGTTACGGGCGTTGTGTATATTCGCGGCACGGTCACTGCCTCTGCGCCTTCTGCTGCGCTTCGCGGCATTCTTGTCGAGGACGGCGACGGCTTTGTTGGCGCGTCGTTTGCGACGCTGTTTCCGGGCGCGGCTGTGACGCGGCTTTGGGCGCGCTCTGTTCGGACTGGCATCACCGCCGGGGTGGTTGTGAGCCATGGCTGACGCCTTCACGCCTTTCACGAGCGCCCGGCGGTTTTTGTTTTTCTCCACGGCGCTTGCGGCTGACGTCCCTCCGGTTGCGCCGCCGATCACGGCGTTCATTCTGTTTTCCGCAGCGGATGCGGCCGATGGCGGGGGCGTATGGCTTTACCTTGACCCTTCCGATCCGATTTGGAGTGGCGGCACGACATTGGTTGAGTGGCGTGTTGGGGCTGGGGCTGCGCAGTTGCTGTCTCCGACGCTGCCGGGCGCGCACCGTCTTTCTGGCGGCGGGCTTGTGCTGGGCGTTGACGGGCTGATTTCGGTGCGGGCGACGCAGGGCGGCGTGACCACCGCGTGGACGGCGGGCGTGTCTGTGACGCCGACTGCTTCGGGCATGACGAGTTTCGCGGCATGGTCGGATGCGCCGGTGACTGACAGCCTTTTGGCATATTCTGCCGTGACGCATATTGGCGAGACGGTTGCGTCCACTGGCGCGATCAACAAGCCTCTGGCGCTGAGCGGTGGCGAGGAAGTTGAGTATATGGGCGGCGCGGGCCAGCTTTGGGTATCGGCTTATGGTTCGCAGTATCCGGCGCCCCCGCTCAATGAGATCGAGAAGCGGGTTCGTTTCTTCGAGCCGGGCGGGCGGCACGCCGATCTTGCGCCGCTGGCGACGCGGGCCGTCAGCTTCAAGCTGCGGGCGGTGGGTGACGGCGCGGACCAGACGGCGACGGCGGTGGTGCGCGGCGCGGCGGGCGTCTCGACGCAGGGCGGCGTCTCTGCGGTTGCGCTGGACGCGGACGGCGACCCGGTGGCGTTCCGCTTCGACCGCCGCCACCAGATCGGCCAGCTTCCCGACGGGCGGCCCTTCGTGGTCGCGCCTGCGGGCGTGGTGCTGATTGCGAACGGCGGCAAGCAGACGGTCCCGGTCAACCGGGTGGCGACGTGGCGCGGGGCGCAGCTTTGTGTCGTGGCGACGGCGGGCCTTGTGCCGCTGCTGGAGACGCCGGTCACGCTGGGCACGGCTTATACCCGCGTCCGGGCGGAGCCGTCCTGGGCGAGCTGGCCGGTTGCGGCGGGCGGGGCGGGCGTGCTGACCATCCAGCGGCAGCCCGAGAGCCTGCACCTCTACCTTCAAAGCGCTGACACGGCGCAGGCGCTGGTGCGTTTCCGCAAGGCTGGGGAGACGGCGTGGAACCCGGCGCAGGCTCTGCGCTATGATGATCGTGTTCCGACGGCGCTGATGGCGCCGGTCGTGCCGGGCAACCACCGCAACATGATCCTGCACCTTGAGCCTGACGCGGCTTATGAGGTTCAGGTGATGCAGGGGCTGGATCGCTACGACGCGCTGGCGCGCACGCGAACGCTGAAGCCGGCCAAGGTCTCCGCTGCGCTGGGGCTATGGAGCGACACTGACATCACCATCACCCGATCCGGCGACACTGTGACTGCGACTCCGGGGATGGGCGTGCCGGTCTCGGTTACGTTGCCGACTGTCGTCTCGGACGTGACTTCGCTCGCGGCCATGACTGTGGATCCAGCCTATACCGAAGGGCCTGCTGGCACTTTCACGGTGAACGCCGCGAGCACATCGAGCAGCTTGTATTGGGACTTCACCGGCCTTGTCGCGTTCACGCCCGGCGAGCGGATGCGCATCACCGCGACGTTCGCCACCCCCAGCGGGCGGTTCCGCATTGAGCCGCGTGTTGGGACGACGATTGTTTCGTCGCACAGCGCCACAAGTGCGGAAGGCGCGGCCACTTACGACTTCGTTATCCCTGTCGGCGCGGAGAACACGTTTAACTTTCGCATCCGCGCGCTGACTGCAACGCTGGACTCTGCCGTCAGCGCGGTGAAGATCGAGCGCCTTGACGTCAAGCAGGCGCACGCCGAGTTTCGCGGCGGCATGGTGCGCGGCGGGTCCATCACCATCGCCGCCTCTGGCGTTATTCTGCGCGACGTGGACGTGATCGCGCCGCTCGGCAGCGGCATCATCTTTGCCGACGGCGCGCGCGACGTGCACATCGTGCGGGGTCGCGTGAGCAGCTGGGGCCGGTCTGACGCCAGTTTCAAGGCGGGGAACTTCGGCTGGGGCAAGCAGCACGACGCGGCGGTGGAGCTGTGCCGCGCGCACACGAGCAACGATACCATCAGGGTCATCGGCCTGCGCGCGAGCAGCCCGCGCTATTCGTGCAACACATGGGAGCACCACAACCCGGCGGTGAGCACGCCGACCCCAGGAACAGGTTCGCACCCCTACGGCTGCGACCACATTTCGGTGAAGGATGGCAGCTACCTCGGTGGCATCTACATCGCGGACTGTTCGTTTGCCGGGAACATTCACCGGCCTGTCGAGGACAGCATCACCGGCAACAACAACAAGACGGCCGAGATCGGCGGCTTGGGGCCGAACGCCTTCGTCGCGCACAACGACTTTGCCGGCATGGCCGACGACGGGCTGGAGATCGAGGGCTCCAACCAGACCCTTGTCTTGCTCGCGAACCACATCAGCATGTCGCGCGTCGCAAACCGGACCCGCTCGCCGCGCGCCGCCATCGGCGTCTCGACCGGCTATTGGGGGCCGACGCTCATCGCGCGCAACATCGTGGCGTTCTCCCTTAACGGTTACACGGGGCCGAGCGGCGAGAACGAACAGGGCAGCGGCGCAAAAATCCAGCGGGCGCCTGGCAACAGCGGGCTTCCGCTGGTTGCGGACCAGAAGGGCATCGCCATCGTCGCGCACCAGACCGGATACGCGGTCATTCCCGGCGACGAGACGCGGAACCTCGTCTCGCACTCTAATTCGGTATGGCAATACACCGAAATCTACAACTGCTTCGGGCGCCAGATGAGTTCCAGCCCGTATGACGATCCTGTTGGAACTGGCGTGGTTGTTCTCGGAAACGCCATGGATAGCGTGCTCGTCTCGCCGTTGCCGGCGATGGTGTCGGGGACCCATATCCCTGCGACCTACGCCGACGTGGACGTGGGCGTCGTGCTTGACAACATCAACGACGCCGGGCCGTGGGCGACGGCGATCACGCCAAGCGCGGGTGCGGCTGAAATTGGAGCATGATCCTTCTGGCCGGGGCTGGCGCTCTCCGTGCGGTGACGACATAGACGGCGCAAAGTCGATCGGCGATGTGATCGCGGTGATTGCATCCTTCCGCGCCGAGTTTGAACAGCGGCTTCCAACCGAAGAGCAGATGCACATGCTGGCCGACGCGACCAAACTTGCCGTTGAGATTGGCAAGATGCGCGTTGCTGTCTGTGCTCTTGCATTGTTTTTCGGTCGCGTTGCCGTGTTTATCCGCAAGGTTATTTTATGGCTCACGCCAATTATCGCCTTGTTCGCGCTGCTGAGCACAACTGGCACGACTATATCCGCATGGCTGCATAGCGTTAGCGCGTGGATTGTCTCGCATATCAGGTGAAACATGGCCTTCGACTTTGTGTATAATCCAGACGGGGCAGTGCTAAAGAGTTTTCTCAAGGACAATAGCTTTGTCCGATTGCTGCGCGGCAATGTCGGATCGGGGAAGTCGGTAGCGTGCGCCGTCGATATTTTCATCCGCGCGACGCGGCAGGCACCGGGCCAGGACGGCATCCGCCGCAGCCGATGGGCTGTTGTGCGCAACACCAATCCGCAGCTTAAAACCACCACCATCAAGACGTGGCTGGACTGGTTCCCCGAAGGCATCTTCGGCAAGTTTAATTGGTCGTCGCCTTACACGCACATGCTGCGCTTTGGCGATGTTGAACTGGAAGTGATCTTTCTGGCGCTCGATGTTCCCGCTGACGTGCGCAAGCTGCTGTCGCTGGAACTTACCGGCGTATGGATCAACGAGGCGCGCGAACTTCCGAAGGCGATCCTTGACGGCTGCACCCAGCGCGTGGGGCGCTACCCTTCGCTGCGGGATGGCGGCTGCACATGGTCGGGCATCACCGCCGACACCAACCCGCCAGAGGACGATCATTGGTGGCCGATCATGGCCGGCGACACGCCTGCGCCCGACTGGATGAATGAGGCCGAGCGTGCGTCGCTGGTGCGGCCCGAGGGCTGGCGTTTCTTTTCGCAGCCGCCCGCCATGCTTGAAGTATTCGACAAGAAAGACAAGGCAAAGCTGGCCGGCTACACCGACAACCCCGCCAGAGAAAACGGCGCCTATCTTCCGGCCAGCTACTATCAGCGGATGATTGCAGGCAAGACGCGCGCATGGATCGACGTTTATGTGATGGGACGTTACGGCATTATTACGGAAGGCCGGCCAGTTTACGGCACGTTCAATGAAGCAATCCACGTCGCCAGCGAACAGCTTGCGCCAGTGCCGGGGCACGTCGTCTATGTCGGCATCGACTTTGGGCTGACGCCAGCGGCCACGTTCGGCCAGCTTGTGAACGGGCGCCACTTTCTCCAGCGTGAACTTATCGCAACCAACATGGGTATCCTGCGCTTCATCCCGATGTTGAAGGAGCTGATGGCGCGCGAGTATCCCGGCTACAGCTTCGTGTTCACCGGCGATCCGGCTGGCGACTTCCGGGCGCAGACTGACGAGAGCACGCCGTTCGACATTCTCAATGCGGCGGGCATCCCGGCAAAGCCTGCCTCATCCAACGATCCGATCATCCGGCAGGGCGCGGTGGAGACGGCGCTTGGCTCGCTGGTCAACGGCCTGCCGGGCTATGTCGTCAGCGCGTGCTGCCGCGTGATGAAGGCCGGGTTTCTCGGCGGCTACCACATCAAGGACGGCCACTCTACGCCTGCCAAAGACAGCTATTCGCACCCGCATGACGCCGAGCAATACCGCATGATGGGCACCGGCGCCGGACGCCAGCTTGTTCAGTCCGCCGAGGGGGCGATGCGGCCATGGGTGGCGCGCAGCGGGTTTTCCCCGCGTGTCCACAGCCTTGGGCGCGGGGCGGGCAAAAGGCGCTTGTTTTGAACAGTGCATTTGTGCAGTATCGCACAGATCAGGAGACGTGAATGTGCATCAAGCCACCCAGCAATAGCGCGGCCAAAAAGCAGGTCGCGCTGCAAGAGCGGCAGGCGCTTGTTGCGGCTGAGGGCGAGGACGACGCGCGCGGCGCGGCAAAGGCTGACACGCTCACGCGACGCAGGGCCGAGCGTCGCGGCCGATCGGTGCAGTCGCTCGCCATTCTTGGCGCGGCGCCAGCCGCAGGGATGCGCAGCCTGTTCGATCCGACGGGAGCCTCCGCATGACCGCCGAGCGCATCAAGCAGCGGCTCTCCAAGGCGAAGGCGGTGCGCCTTGCCATCGAGGACCGGCTGGACGATTGCTATCGCTACGGCCTGCCAGGGCGCGCGCAGTTCAACCAGAGCCGGGCGGGCGGCGGCGAGGACGACATCTTTGACGAGACGGCGGTGGTGGCGATCGAGGACTACGCCTCGGTGATCCACGACCGCATGACGCCCGACAACGCCGATTGGGTTTCGATGGCCGCCGATGGGTCTGTCCACGAGCAGGACCGCGCGGCGGTCAACCGCGACCTTGAGGAAATCAACCGCTTCCTGTTCGAGCAGGTTCACGCCTCGAACTTCTCCAGCGAGGCGCAGGAAGCCTATCTTGATCTTGGCTGTTCGACGGGCATCCTTGTCACGCAGTGGGACAGCGGTCTCGTCCATTCATCGGTGCCGCTGACGCAGGCGTATCTCGAGGCCGGCGCCGACGACACCGTTGGCGGGCTGTTCCGTGTGCGCGATAAGGTTCGGCTTGAATTGATCCCGCCGATGTATCCGCGCGCCGAGATCAGCCCCGAGCTGGGGAAGCTGATTGCAACCGAGCCAGATCGTGAGGTGTCCGTGACCGATGCGCTATGGCGCGTCTATTCGGGCAATATGGACGGGCTGAGCGCGGTGGTTGTGAACGGCTCCGGGCTGCGCGGCTCGCAGCTTATCCAGGAAGAACCGCTGTTTGGCATGGGGTCGATCCCGTTTTCCGCGTTTCGGTTCTCCAAGGCCGCCGGCGAAATCTACGGTCGCGGCCCGCTGATGAAGGTGATGAGCGGGATCAAGACCACCAACCTCGTGATCGAGCTGATGCTGCAGAACGCCGCGATGGCGATGGTCGGCATCTACCAGATCGAGAACGACTCCCAGATGAACATCGACACGATCCGGCTTGAGCCGGGCGCGATCATCCCCCACGCGCGCGGCGCGCAGGGGTTGCGGCGCGTTGATACCGGGTCGAACAGCTTCAACGTCGCGGGTCTGATCCTTGAGGACCAGCGCCGCAACATCAAGCGGGGCATGTATTCCGATGCGCTTGCCGATCCGAACCGCACGCCGGCCACAGCATCTGAGATCATGGTGCGGACGCAGGAGCTGGCGGGTCGGATCTCCGCCAACGTCGGCCGGCTGCGCACCGAGTTCATCGTGCCATACTGGCGCCGCGTTCTGCATCTGCACGTCAGGGCCGGGCTTATCCAGCTTCCCATCCCAATCGAAAAGATCGTCATTACGCCGGAGGGGCCGCTCGCCCGCGCTGTGCGCCAGCAGGGGGTCAACGCTCTTGTCCAGCATTTTCAGACTATCGCGGGCATCTATGGCCCGCAGATTGCCGCGTCTCGTTACGACATGGATCGCCTTGACGAGTTCGTGCGGCGCTCTCTTGGGTCTCCGCTGATGGTGATGGCGGACCCGGCGACGCAGCAGCAGCAGGCAGGCGTCGCGGTGCAGGCGATGCAGGCGCAGGCGCAGGGCGGGCTTCCGGCGTGATCCGGTCCAGCGACCAGATGAAGCGGCTCTTGGCGGGCCATGGCGGCACGCATGTCGGCGCGGACGGGATACCTCGCAAGCCCAGCGTGGAAGCCGAGATCGTGCGCGTGTTCGAGACGATCGCGGCGCTTCCCGAGGGCGGCGCCATGCTGAATTACCTGCGCTCCATCACCGCCGACGCCGTGCTGATGGCGACCGCCAGCGATGCTGAGTTACGGCACATGGAGGGGATGCGCGCCCTCTATGCGATCATCAAAGAGCGCATGTCCCCCAGGAATGAAGGAAGCCTATAATGACCGGACTTGTCAGCCTGGACACCGCCGCGCCCGCCGCTGACGCCGCCGCGCCCGCCGTGGCTGCGCCCGCTGTGGCTGCGCCCGCCGTGGCCGCGCCCGCCGCCGTCCGTCCCGAATGGCTGGCTGAGAAGTTCGCCAGCGTCGAGGATCAGGCCAAGGCGTATGTCGAAGCGCAGAAGCTGATTGGCCGCCGCGACGACGAGACCCGCGCCGCGCTGCGGCTGGAGATCGAGGCCGAGGCCAAAGCGGGCCTGCCTGCCGACGCCACTGCCTATGTCATGCCGGAGGGGCTGGCTGCCCCTGACGTGCTGGCTGACGCCTTCAAGAGCAAGGCGCACGATCTTGGCATGACGCAGGCGCAGTTCGACGGCATGGCCGCGCTCTACGCCGAGACGCAGGCGGTCGATGTGACTGCCGAAAAGGCGCTGCTTGGCGTCAACGCGGATGCCCGGATCGCCGCGCTGAAACCATGGGCGGTGAAGCATATCCCCGCCGCGCTGCATGAACAGGCTGCGCAGATGATGCGCCGCGCCGAGGGCTTTGAGGTGTTCGAGGCGCTGATGAGGGCGTCGATGGGCGGGGTCATGCCGAACCCGGAGGCTGTCGAGACGGCGCCGAGGGTGACGCAGGACGGCTACAACGCCATGCTCAGCGATCCGCGCTATGCCGATCCCAACAAGCGCGATCCCGAATACATGCGGCAGGTCAACGCCTACGCGGTGCGGCTCGCTCAGGCGTCGGCGCGATGAGCGGGGATCGGGTTGTCACGCTGCGCGCGGTTTGCTCCGCGCCAGCAGCCGACCCCGATCTGGTCGATGTGGTTTCGCGGTTGCTTGAGCGCGTCATTGCCGGGGAGATTGTCGGCGTTGTTTTCACCGCCGAAGTCGCCAACGGCAAGGATGTCTATAGCTATTGCAATGTGAAGGACTGCGTTCAGATGCTTGGGCATCTTCACTTGCAGATGGGCATTGTGACCAACTCTTTTCTTGATGTTGACTAAGTTTCACCTTCGCCCTGCGCTGATTGCTGACGCGCTGACGATTGCGCGCAGCATCAGGGCATGGGATATGGTGGAGTGCTTGATGCACGACGTTGATCCGCTGGATTATCTGCGGTTTCATATTCTTGCTGGCGGCTGCGTCACGCTGTGTCTTGACGGCGCGGCGGTCGCGGTCGGCGGCGTTTCCGGGCCATCCGCCGACAATGGCTGCATCTGGTTTCTCGGCGCCGACGCCATAGAGCGCAAGCCGCTGGCGTTCTGCCGGGCCACCAAAGCGTTGCTTCCGCAAGTCGTGCGCGGCTGGCGGCGCGTTGGAAATTACGTCCCAACAATGCGGACTTCGACAATTTGCTGGCTGCGTTATTTAGGGTTTGACTTCGGTGAAGTGTTTGTGCATCAATCAGGCATTGAGGTTGTGCGTTTTTGCATGACTTTCGACACGGCCCTGCATGAGCCGACCGGCCCGTAAGGACAACCGGAACTGGCGACTGGCGGACACCCGACCCCGGCACCCAGTCACAAGGACCCATCATGGCGAACGAACTCGTAACCCTTGCACAGACGCTCTACGCGGGCGACGTGCATCTGGCCTTTCAGAACGTCGGCAACAAGCTGGCGGCCTACACCAAGCCTGCGACCGTGCAGGGATCGACGCTGTTCTGGCCGAAGCTGTCGGCGCAGGCCGGCACCGGGCAGGCGGGGCCGAATGTGGGCGGCGTGCTGACCTTTGTGGGCGGCGAGCACACCCAGGTTTCCGTCACCATGACGGACCGCTACGCGACCCCGCTGGCGATCAAAGAGGAGGACATGCAGAAGTTCACGACTTCCGTGGACTACCGCTCCGCCTATGCCGCCAACCAGATCGCTCAGCTTGGCCGTCAGGCCGACGAGCAGATCATCGCGGCGTTCACCTCCGGCAAGAACGCGACCGCCTACGGCGCTGCGTCCACTGTGCCGCTGACCATCGAGCACATCGACAAGCTGCGTGAGGCGTTCACGCTGGCCCATATTCCCGACGATGGTCAGAGGGTGATCTTCGCGCATCCGAGCGTGCTGAGCCAGCTCACCAAGTTCAAGGAATACGCCAGCGCGGATTACGTCGGCCCCGAGAACCTGCCGTTCAAGGGCGTCGGCACGTCCGGTCGCCGGTGGCAGTCGTTCATGTGGATCGAGTTCAGCGAGACCCCTGTCGATGCTGTCACCCTGCTTTCGCACAACATGGCGTGGCACCCGTCCTGCATGGGCCACGGCGTGAACATGCCGCCGCAGACCCGCATCACTCAGGAAAACACGATGGGCGGCCAGTTCGCCATCGTTACCAAGCAGTCGATGGGCGCGGCGGCGATCGACTCGACGGGCATTTTCGATTTCACCGTCGATCTCAACGTGGCCCCGTCCGTGTAATGCGCCACGAAAGACGTGCGTGACTTGGGGGCGGGCGCAGGCTCGCCCCTTTTTTCTTGGAAGGTGACGCAATGGGCGCTTTGACCACCAACATCGCGGTCTCCAACGCGGCGCTGTCGTTGATTGGCGAGCCGCGCATCGAGATCATCGACGCATCGACCATCGCCGGGCGTATTCTGGACGAAACCTATGAGGCGGTCGTCCAGTCTGCAATCGTCAGCTACCGATTTCGCTTCGCGCTTGTCACCAGCAGCCTTGTCCGGCTTGACGAGGCGCCGGGCGGCGCGTTTTCCGCCGCCTATCAGGAGCCAAGCGGGGCGCTGGCGGTGCATGGCGTGTTCGTCAACGGCGCCGCAATCACCTTCGACCGCTTCGGCTCCGAGATCCACTGCAACGCGAGCGTCTCCGACGCCGTGACCGCGATCATCAGCTACCGCGCGCCAGAGGCGGCGTGGTCTCCCATGTTCACGCAAGGCATTGTGGAGCGGCTGGCGGGCGACCTGTCTATTTCGATCCAGGAG